CTTTAGTAAAAACCTCATCTTTTTGCCGTGTAAGAGCGCCGATCTGTTCGCCCCTAACTTTGAGAAAATCACGGGTCACATCATCAAGCTCAGCAGTGCCAGCATTAAAGTCATCATAAAGCTTGGTAATAGCTGCTTCACGCGCTTCTTTTTGAGACGCTCTTGCGGGACATGAACACAGAATTCTGATTTGACGTCGTTAAACACAGTCACGCAATTAACTGAGCTGCTCACTGATGGTTCTGACTGATTGGTTTCAGAGGCAGTCATGCAATGCATTCAGAAGGAGTTTTTAGGAAAATTCTGACTTCCGAGACTCTCCACGCAGTTACCCTTGCTGAAAGCTTAACTGGCTTGGGAAAGGTTCCTGCTGCGACCTTACGCCATAACGTCGCAGCACTGAACGGCAGTGGGGCGGCATATTGGGGACGCTTGGGATCTAGTACTAGCTGTGATTCCCGAATAAATGCGCTGTCTGGCAGCTCATCAAATATCGATTGACGACCGCTTTCGTTGGCTTGGTATGACATGAGGTGCACCTTTGTGATTTCGATGCTTTGAGCGTAATCAGGAGCAACTGTCTCGTCATGTTCAAATGACTCACCTCTTTTGACTTGCAGAGCGATCAACTATTTTGTAGGTGATTTGGGCTTGGGTATAGACGCATCCGAATATTGGCGCTGTTCTTCCTCATGAATCACTGACTCCTTCTCAATCTCAGCAGTCCTGAATCTAAGATACTTTTTGTGCGAACGTATAACTGATGATTCGCTGATCCCGTATCTTTCAGCAATTCTGTATTTATTTATTGCGTCTTGATACAACATATCTTGCTCAGACATTTGCGGAGCTGGTGTTCTGACTTGTTGACCAATTAAGTTTGCACGCGCAACGGTAGGACCAGCAGGTAGACCCTCCATAGATATGGCTTGATCTGGCGTGATCGTCGTAACTTCACCACCACCCATTTGCGGTTGCATTTGTTGCGTTTGCAACGCCTTGCGGAAGTCTTCCATACGCTTGGCTTCTGCCAGTTTTTGTCTCGTTAATAGGCTTTGTATAGCACCTTGCTGTGCTTGCTGGTATCCAGCAGAACCTGCTTGCAGAGCACCGCCAAGTGCCTGACCTAAAGAGATCGGGGTACGGCTTGGACCGCCAGCCTGTAAGAGCGCTGCTGCTGCTTGCAGCATTGCTTGGTTTTTGATTGATTCTTGCTGTCCAGCGCTCAAATAGTCTTCGAGACCAGTACCGCCACCGCCAAAGAGTAAACCGCCAAAGTCTGTTGTTGCCATCATTTACTCCTTACAGGAAACCAAGCAGACCGCCAGCCAAAGCGCCATACTGTGCTCCGCTAGTACCGCCAAACAATGAACCCAAAGAAGCACCACCCAATGCTCCACCAAGTGCAGATGCTGTTTGATTTTTATAGATTGGAGTTGTAGTGCTTCCACCAAGATTTGCAGGTTGCAAACTCAACGCGCCTTGAGCCACATTCAAACGCTCTAGACCTAAGTTGCGTTGTGCATCGAGTCTTTGCTGCTCGTATTGACGACGCAATTCTTCTTGTGAAAGTCCAAGGTTTTGAGCCTGAGTGAAACCTTGTTGGCGTAATTGAGCAGACAAGTTACCTGCATTGCGTAGTGCTGCCTCATCCACCAACGCCCTAGTTACGCCTTGGCGTGTACCACCAAAGGCTTTAGCAGCAGTTGCTCTTGCACCTTCAGCAGATATTTGACCTTGACGAGCACGCTCGATGTCAGCTAAAGAGTAGTCAATTACTTCTTGCTGATACGGGTTCATGTAACGCTGAACCATGCCAAGGTTGTACTCAGGGAATGGGGCAAACTCTCTTTGTCCTAAATCACCAGCAGTTGCTCTAGCTTCCGCAAGGTTTTGTAAATACGCTGCTTTGATGTCTGGGTCAATGCTAGTTGTTGATGTGGATGAAGATGGAGTTCCGCCACCAAGAACTTTAGAGCCTAATGCAGCAGCGCCTAAAGCAGTTCCTAGTCCTGCTGTGGTCATGCCGCCAAGCAAACTGCCACCAGCAGCAGCTCCTAGTCCACCAGCAGCAGCGCTAGTTCCAAGTCCTGCGCCTATGCCTCCAAGTGCCGCAGTTCCAGCACCTAATCCGAGACCACCAACGGTTGAGCCTCCAAGACCAAGACCAGTACCTAGCGCAGCCTCTCCAGCTCCAAGACCTAAAGATGTTCCAATTCCAGAGCCTAAGCCTCCAGCAGCAGTAGTTCCAGCGCCAGTAAGCCCTAAACCACTAGAGCCAGCAGTTAGTCCTGTGCCTGTTGCAGCACCAGTCCCCATTACATATGGCGCAGCTAAATAAGCGCCACCAGCAAGTAATGCTGCTTTACCAAGATCGGTATTAAGAACCTCGTCGTCAATAGTTGCGCCAAGATTACTCACAGAATCAATAGCACCGCCTACTGTGTCACCGATACCACCGACTACATCTTCTACTACTCCACCCATATCATCTCCCTTGTCACACCATGTTGGTGTAGATAAAAGCCTTCGATCCGTCTAATAGTGATATTTGACATTTCTCAGACCAGCCAAATGACTTGGCAAATCTTGCAAGTTTGATGTCATCCTCGCGTATCAGCGCGACGATAGGCTTCCCAATTAAATCCTCTAAAAGAGCAAAGTCCCTCTGGCAACCCTTTTTGACTTCAGCCGACCATCTCTTGATGTCGATGTGAAACCACAAATTACCCCGAAAGAACTCCAAGTAAAAGGTGTAATCCTCTCGGATACACACAGGTACTTTCCCCGCCCTTAATTCTTGACTCAATTCTAAGTCACCGCTTACCCATTGCGACAACATCAAATCGGTTAACGCCAACGCGCCAATCGTCTAAGACATCGCCCGTGTATCTAACCTTGACCTGTCTGGCAGCAAACCTCACATCTGTCGGTTGAGCTGCGGAATACGGTCCGTAAGTCGTCTCAGTCGCCATCGGATACATCCGAGTCTTGAAGGAAACAACGACCTCGCCAAGAGTTTGCTCGTCCGGAATCACCCGACGCACAGACATGATGTTGTCACCGTTACCAATCTCGTAAGGACCAGACTCAGCTTATGGGACAGCGCTGTCATACGCAAAGCCAACCTCGTGCTCGTAGATGTAACCGTCTGACGAAATCATCAAAGGATTGACGAATACGCCCCTGTCAGTTCCAGCAGTACGAGACAAAGTGCCAATAGCCCAATGCGCTTCGCGGTAGTTGTAGACGACATAGGAGTCGTTCTCGTTAGACTGGCTAGACGGGTAAAACCAGATGATCTCGCCATACTTTGAGTTGTGTACTGCGTAGACCTTGCTGGCTTGGTTGTAATTGATGTTCTGGAAGATGTAGTCGCCAACATCCGACACCAAGGGCTTGACATAGCCGTCATACACCCAGAAGCCTGACTTAGACATCCAAATGGCTGCCGTATCAATGGCTGCGACAGCCTGTGAGGAGATCACGCCACAGCCTGAGCCTGCCTTCTCAAAGGAATACACATAAGGCAATCCGATGTAGGTAGCAGCATGGACATCGACATCTGTAAACAGTAGATTGATACCCCTGACGCGCTTACCGCACTTCAGAGAACCTACTGAGTTGAGTTCAAAGTCACCAGCCTGATTCGTTGCGGATGGTGTCCAAACTGTGTTGTTTTCTTGGTCACACCAAGATACTTTGCGTGGATTGCCTGACGCGCCAAGTCCAAAGACAAAGCGCTCTGCCGTGGTCATCACGGCTGCACAGCTCGTTGGCGCGTTAGTAATGGCAACAGCCTTTGTTGGCGTGGTAAAGCCTAACTGCCACTCCAAGAGTTGCCCGTCCTTGCTAGAACACGCAACCAGATACTCGCCCCAAGAATCCATTGTCCAAGTGGTTGCTGGAATGATATCGCCTAAGTCTGGACGCGCCACACCATAAGAATAAGAGCCGTAAACGCCATAACCGTAACCCGTCTTCAGACTAGCGTCTGTATCACCAGTCGTAAAGGTTGTGGGGGTAATGTCCTTGAGAGTTCCAGCCTCATTCATGGCGTAGAGCTTTGATGGTGTTCCAGCAGCGATCCAACGCAAGTTGGAGTTATCGCGCCAAGTCAGCATTCCACGACTGACACCAGTCATTTGTGAGGTTGATCGCTTACGCCACCCACCCCAAGGTCTCAATGTGTTCTCAAACCAACGCACAAGGTTCGAGTCGTACCAGCGCCCCGCAGACTGGTACTCAGTACCGTTGCGGTAAACGCCAGCAGGGATTTTGATTGGTACGAGTGCCATAGGGTCTAATTATGCTGAAAGATTGGAGACAAAGGTAACCGTCGCAATGACAGACGGTATTGCTGGTCTTGTTGGTGTGGAGCTGGTAGCAAAGTGCTCTATGCTGACCCCTACATCTGAAGGTCTCCACATGATCTCAATATAGTCGTTTGTTTCCATGCTTACAAAGAAGTTCATGGCAGAGATCATGTGAGTTGGATCGCCTGATGATTTTCTTGGACCAAGACCAAATCTAGAGTTTGAATTGTCAATGTTTGTGCCGTTCTTTTTAAACCACACATCTACATCTTGTGTATCGTTAGTGGTGTTTTTAAACTGGATGCTGAATTCAATGTTATAAATTCCAGCCTGAGACACATTCAACCTTGACGAGTTCGACAAGGTTACGCCATTGTTGAAGTCAGTTGTGTCAAAGGTTATGGCGTAGGCAGTCGTTGTATTGGCTGCCGTCTGGTCTGTCGTGTCTTGGAATGCCCCGTAAGGGTTATTTAGAAACCTACCACCGCGAGGAGACGCAAGGGACTGCAAGGCATTGGTTAACTTCAAGAAGAAGGTGCGCAAAGCACCATTCGTCTGCGCAACAGTCAGACGGTCATACCGATCCTGCGGATTAGGCAGGTCTGGTACGGCTGGAGTCTGGAGCTGCTGGTAGAAGTTCGTCATAGAGCCTTAGCGTATTCCTCTTGACTCAGCAAGCCGACTGCATATTTGTTTTGCGGTCTAAAGATGGTGAGTTTTTGTCCACGCATCTCAGGTGCAAAGGAGATGTGAGTCCAAGACGCATACTCATGGATCATCTGGTCAAACTTGATACCTGCTGCCTCAATAGCCTTACAGACCTCCAAAGGACTACCAAAGCCCTTAGATGTGAAGTCGATAGCCCAACCGTCCATGTGTGAGCTGATCTTCGATCCACCCACAGCGACATTGACCTCTGGCAGACGCAACCAAGAATTGACATTGATTGGCTTGCCAAGTAACTTCCTGACCTCTTCCATGCCAGCAGCAGCCTTCTTCATGTTCTCTAGTTGCTGTGGTGAAGGCTGGTTATTGATACCCAAACGGGTTGCGGTATCAGAGTGAGTTGCCTCCTCAAGACTAAAGTGTTCACTTAGTTGCATCATCTTCTCCCACAATGGCTTTTGCAATGGCTGCCGATGCCTTGCGTCCTGAGATACCGCCCATAGTGCCGACACCCATAAACGCAATGGCTTTCAAGATTTCGAGGAATACACCGTCAATCGGTGCGAGTTCTGGGTCTTGCTTCTCAAACCCGATCAGGTACAAGACACCAAACGCAATGCCAAGCACCATGATAGTGATTGACTTGACAACGAATGCCCATACTTGGACTTCGACCTCTTCCACCGTCAGTTGTGGGCGGTTCGCCCTTGCCAACAATAGTTGTTTTAACAGTTCAATCATTTGCGTTTCTCCATTACCTTCTCAACAGTACGACCACCAAAGTAAGCCAACATGATCAGTTGACCCCACTCACCCAATAACTTCACATAGGTCTCGTTCACATTGATACTGAAAGCAGACATCATGGCGAATAAAAAATACGCGCTCAGGATCGCTATAAGGGTCATAGGACGAATGTTCTTGGATAGGTAGGAGTCAGACTTCATGTCTGCTTCCCAGCGCTTTGTAACGGCTTCTAGTTCAGCTTTGGCAAAGTCTGCCTCTACTTCTGCCAGCTTCGCAGTTGCTGCTGGATCGCCAGCAATAGCCTTTGCAACGGCATCAACACTATCAGACACGCCAAACTTACTAGCCAAAGCGGTAACAGCAGCACCACCCATAGGACCAGCGACAGCCATTGCCAGCGTGGGTGCGACACCCTTGAGAAGATTGAGTAAGTCATTCATTGCTCTGCCTTAGCTGTTGTAGTTGACGGTTAATCTGTTTTTCCTTGCGCTCAATCCTGACTTCAGCCTTCTGAATCTTGATCCACATCATTATCATTACTGGCGAGATGATCAGGACGATAGTCAGCATTACACACACAAGAATCAAAATGCCTCGATAAATGAATTTATCCATACGGCATAGAGCCAAGAAACAATGATTAGCACCAGAAACAATCCCATGCCAAGCTCAATCTTTTCTTGTCTGAACCTTTCTTGTTTGTAAGCCTCTATCTGTCTCCTAATTCTAATTTGTTCCTTGCGTTTTAGTTGTTCTGCTTGAACCTTGGAGTAGATGTTGTTGTAGTTCTCCCAGAGTGGTCCGAGTTGGTGTGGAACGCCAGCACCTCTCATCATTCCGCTTAACTTGACATACGACTGGTCTAGCTCGTTTTTGTAAACAGAGAGTTCCAGAATCGTCTCAGGGTCTGGGTCACTACTTGCAAATACTTCTTCGTACTTGATTTCCACATACTCTGTCAGCTCCTTGTGGTGTCTAAAGAATGCGCCTAGATGCCCAATAAACTGCTGGACGATCTCGGTTTCATTTGGTACATGAGTTGTATAGACTTCCTTCTTTTTCGCCACAGGCTTGGCTTCTGTGGCTGTCTTGGAGTCTGACTGCTTGGTGTCTGGCTTTGAGCCACCAAATAATCCGCTAAAGAATCCCCATATCCCTTTGACTTCCTTTGCGATTGCTTGGGCATCATCGGTTGCCTTCTTTATCTTCTGTACAGCGACCTTGCCTTGAGACAGGGCATCGCAGCAGTATGTGATCCCGTCATACGCCAGTTGCATTGCCTTGAAAGCAGCGCCAATGGTGATGGGATCAAACACATCACTTCTTTATGTCTTTATAAATCTGATACAGCTTGTGGCAGATCATCAAGACCGTGTAGATCAGAGTCGCCCAGATTAAGACTTCGCTGACCTGATAGCCTGAGACAGTCGCCAATGACACGCCTACTGGCGGTGCTGCCTTGGCAATTAGCGCAGCAGCTCCTTCAGTTGTGTGATCTGTTGTCACGCTGTCACCTCAACCCATGCCAATGTAGGCTCATCCCAAGAGTAACGCTTGCCATCAGTAGGCATTGGAGTTGGCGCAGACCACAGACAAGTTTCCTCGCTCATAGTCCATGATGGATATGGCTGTGGAGGTATGAAAGCATCTCTAGTGCTGTCATAGGTGTAGCCAATACCAGCGTAGTTCTTACGCAAAGGTGTACCGCCATTAGCGTGTTGACCGCCATGCGTGTTGTATGAGGTTTGCACCCATCCATGACCAAAGATGCCAGAGTCAATGACATCTTGTTCGGCAACGATTACCTGAACTACTAACCCGTTTTCTACTTTTGCAAAGTGCATATGTTTCTCCTTATGCCGTGTATGAGCCTGAACTTGTGTAAGTCAGAACTGTGTATGAACCATTGGTTGTGACTGTCGGTGAGCCTGTGGTTGTGCCTGAGTAGTTGATTGTTGGTAAAGACAAGATAACGACACCAGAGCCACCAGCACCACCATTGCCATCAATAGCACTAGTAACACCAGAACCACCACCACCGCCTGTATTGGCTGTTCCCGCAGTTCCTACTTGACCATCAGAAGTGCCACCCGCGCCACCACCGCCATTACCACCAGCACCGCCATTAGCATTAGGAGACCCCGATAAAATAGTATTTCCACCGCCACCACCGCCTCCTGCGTAGTAAACAGATGAGCCTGATATAGATGATGCTACGCCTACGCCTCCAGCACCAGACTGACCAGAAGCACCATTTGCACCAACTGCGCCAGCACCTCCACCGCCACCCGTTACAAATCCTGCGCCACCAGCATTACCGCCAGTATTTCCTTGCCCAGAAGTCCCAGCGCCTCCGTTGTAATAGGTAGTATTTACCGCGCCACCACCACCACCCGAACCACCAGATACACCATTAGCCCTGCGACCACCAGCACCGCCACCAACTGCGGCAGTTAAAGTGCCAAACTGCGAATTTGAACCATTTGAGCCTTGAGTAGAAATTGTGCCAGCAGTTGCGCCAGCACCAACTGTAATTGTGTAAGTTGTTCCTTTTACCAAATTGGTAGTGCCAGTTAATAACCCGCCAGCACCACCACCTCCAGCACCAGAGCCAGCACCCGAACCGCCACCAGCGACTACTAAATACTGTGCATAACCACCAGTTAAAGACCCGCTTGATGTAAATGTGTGGATAGTGTTGCCACCAGAAGATGTGACTGTTCCACCAGTAAATACTTGTGAGCCAGCGTAAGAGATGATTACAACGCCAGAGCCACCATTGCCACCGCTACGCTGTGTCGAACCACCTCCAGATGCGCCACCGCCACCACCGCCTAAATTGGCTGTGCCAGCAATACCATCGTTTCCGTTTGGTGCGCCACCATTTCCACCGCCACCTGACCCGCCAGTTCCTGTTGTGCCAGTTGTGTAAACACCACCGCCACCTCCACCAGCATAAGTGACGCTAGAACCAGTAATGCTTGATGCTGTACCAGCACCTCCATTACCGCCAGTTGTTGCACCACCATTTCCTCCAACAGCACCCGAACCACCACCACCACCAGCACCCTTGTCTGCGGATGTGCCAGCATTATTTCCTTGTGATGGTGAAGTGGATGGAGTGTTGCCAGAACCTCCCGCACCGCCTCTAGAACCGCTACCACCAGAACCACCATCTCCACCAACACCAAAGAAGTTTGGTGGAGTAGAACCTTCTACCGCACCATATCCACCGCCTGTTGATGTAATTCCAAAAAATGCAGAATCGCTACCTTTTGAGCCATTTGCTTGCAATGCGCCTGTGCCACCAGCACCGACAGTAATTGTGTAGATTGAATTGGAATCAAGCGTTATTCCAGAGCCTGACCGCAATCCACCAGCACCAGCACCGCCTCCTCCAGCAGTATCTTGTGCGCCACCACCTGCACCGCCACCAGCCACTACCAAGTAACTTGCTGTTACAGATGACAAAGGGCTAAGTGCGCCAGAAGATGTGAATGTGTGAATGAAGTTACCGCCTGATTGGGTAACAGTTCCACCACCAAATAATTGTGTTGCGCTTGTGTATGAAA